AAGTCTTTGTTGTCTGAAGACTTTAAGAAAGATAAAGTACGTAAGAACATTGGTCAAGTTATGACCTTAGCTGAGGTCTATGGCACTGGTATCGGTGAACTGATTGTCAAACAAAAGAAGAACCTAGCACCAGCAACACAGCCCACAGCACAGCCTGGACTGAGGATGATCGGTGTTAATACATCGTACAGAGTGTCCGTAGACTTAAAACCAATCAATCCACGTAACTTCTTAATTGATCCTAACGCAACAAGCATTGATGATGCGATGGGTTGTGCTATTGAAGAGTATGTCGGAAGACATGCTGTTATCAAAGGCATGGAAGATGGTGTTTATAAGAAAGTAGCGATTGGTGATGCTTACTTAGATACAGATCTAGAGCCTAATCAGGATCTAACATACTACCAACAAGACAAAGTACTCTTACTTCGTTACTATGGCTTAGTACCTAAGAAGCTACTAGAAAACCCTGAAGATAGTACAACAACAGACGATGAACTCTATTCAGAGATGGTAGAGGCTCTTATCGTTATTGCTAACGGTGAAGTACTCCTGAAAGGTGAAGAAAACCCTTTCATGATGCAAGACAGACCTGTTGTTGCCTACCAAGCTGATAGCGTTCCTGGTCGTTTCTGGGGTCGTGGAACGGCTGAGAAGGCCTACAACATGCAAAAGGCTGTAGATGCACAGATTCGTAGTCATGTAGACTCATTAGGGCTTACAGCAGCCCCTATGATGGCTATAGATGCCTCTAGAATGCCTCGAGGACAGAAGTTTGAGATACGTCCTGGTAAGAATATTTTTGTCAATGGTAACCCTCAAGAGATCCTACAGCCCTTTAAGTTCGGTGTTACAGACAAAGCCAACATCGAAACAGCTCAAATCTTTGAAAGAATGATGCTACAGGCTACAGGAACCCTTGATACAGCTAATTTACCAGCTCAGGTTAGTGGTGGAGACGCAGCAGCGGCTGGTTTAGCAATGGCTGTTAGCGGCATCATCAAGAAAAACAAGCGTTCATTGGTTAATTTCCAAGAAGATTTCCTTATTCCGTTCGTTCAAAAGGCTGCATGGCGCTATATGCAGTTTGCACCAGAGCGTTATCCTGTAAAAGACTTTGAATTTATCCCAACAGGTACGCTAGGTATGGTTGCTAGAGAGTTTGAACAGGCTCAAATGATGGCAATGATGTCTACACTAGGACCAAACAGCCCCATTGTACCGTTATTGCTGCAAGGTATCGTTGAATACTCGTCATTACCTAACCGTGAAAGCCTATTACAGCAACTTCAGCAGCTAACACAGCCTAATCCTGAGCAACAACAGGTTCAAATGCAGGCTACACAGCTTCAATTAGCGGATGCACAGGCTTCTGTGCAGGAAAAACAAGCTAGAGCACAGAAAGCTACAGCAGAGGCTCAGAAAGCCGCTATGGAGGCTCAATTGATGCCTGAAAAGCTTAAAGTTGATGTAGTACAGGCAGCCTCTACCAACATTGATGATCCTAACAGAGAGTTTGAAAGACGTGTAAAGATTGCTGAACTACTACTTAAAGAAAAAGACATTGACAATAAGCTAAACATTGTCAAAGAACAAAGTAAACAAGATATGATGAATTGACTTGACAAATTAAAAAAAGTGTGGTATAATAACAACAATGGATCAAGTAAAACTTACAAAGTACTACGAAGAACGATTTGATTTAATGAGTCATCCAGGATGGAAAACACTTCTGGAAGACGCTAAAGAATACAGAAACGCTGTTGCTGACATTACAACCATCTCTGATGGTAATGAATTGCAAGAGCGTAAAGGTCAAATTAAAGCTTTAGATTGGCTCCTGACGATGGAACAAGTCTGGGAAAAAGCCTACGAGGATATAACGAATGAGATTAATGAATGATTTTCAATGCGAAGATGGACATCTAAGCGAACACTTTGTTGATCATTCTGTTGAATATGTGCAATGCCCACATTGTGACAAACTAGCTTATAGACAACTAGCAGCACCGAGAAGCAAACTAGAAGGTATCACTGGAGCTTTTCCAACTGCTTATAGTCGATGGGCTACGGTTCACGAACAGGCAACTAAAGTAGCGAGATCTAAGTCCTTTTATGAAGGGTAGCTTAGATTCCTTTTAATTCCTAACAATTGGGTTATCCCGACTAGGAGAAGCAGATGGCTGAATTTGTAGATTCTATTGATGATGTACAAGACGAGTTTCAAGCTGAAGAAGTAAAGGCTGAAGCTCCACCAACACCTGAAGAACCAGCGATCCCTGAGAAGTATAAGGGTAAATCACTGGATGACATTATTAAGATGCATCAAGAAGCTGAAAAGCTTATTGGTCGTCAAGCACAGGAAGTTGGTGAAGTACGTAAACTCGCTGATGAACTCATCAAGAGACAAATCACACCACAGGAACAACCTGTTAAAGCCGTCGAAGATGATACTGACTTCTTTGCCGATCCTGTTAAGGCAGTAAATAAAGCGGTTTCCTCCCATCCAGCAGTGATGCAAGCCCAGCAAGCAGCAGCACAAATGGCTAGGATGCAAACAGCAAACAGGCTAGCTCAAACACATCCAGATTATACTCAAGTGATCGCTGATCCAGAGTTTGCTGGTTGGGTTAATGAGTCACCTGTTCGTCAAAGACTCTACGCAGCAGCAGATAAGCAGTTTGATTTTGATTCAGCAAATGAGTTGTTGTCTAACTTCAAAGCACTGAAGAAAGCTAAACAGGACACTGTTCAGCAAGCAGCACAGCAACTACAGGATCAACGTAATCAAACACTAAAAGCAGCTACCGTAGCCGTTGATGGCGCTACTGGTGAAACGAGCAAGAAAATATATCGTCGAGCAGATCTTATTCGGCTCCAAATGACTGACCCTGAGCGTTATATGTCCTTACAAGATGACATCATCTCAGCATATAACGAAGGTAGGGTCCGATAACTTAACTTAAAGGACTTAAAATGGCATCAGCAGCTTATCCTGGAGGTAGTTCCTCCATTGTTAACAAGACCAATGCGGATAAATTTATCCCAGAAATTTGGTCAGACGAAATCATCGCTTCCTACAAAAAGAATCTTGTTATGGCGAACCTCGTCAACAAGATGACGATGCGTGGTAAGAAAGGTGATACGCTTCATATTCCTAGCCCCACCCGTGGCGCAGCCTTCGCTAAGGCAGCTAACACTGCTGTTACGATTCAGGCTAACGTTGAGTCAGAAGTACAGGTCAGCATCAACAAGCACTACGAATACTCACGTCTCATCGAGGACATCGTTGAAGTTCAGGCGCTTGCTTCGCTTCGTCGTTTCTACACGGAAGATGCTGGTTACGCTCTTGCTACCCAGGTTGACAGCGATCTTATCCAGATCGGTCGTCTCTTCCAAGGTACTCACGCTGCTGGCGCTACTGGCGACTACAGTGTGTCCGGTACGTCTACTGCCTTCATCGGCGGTGATGGCACTACAGCCTTCGTAGGCGGTGCTGGTGCTGGTAACGCAACTGCATTGACTGACGCAGCAATTCGTCGTTCGATCCAGCGTCTTGATGATGCTAACGTTCCTCAAGATAGCCGTTACTTGGTGATTCCTCCTGTTGCACGTAACACCCTCATGGGTCTTGCTCGCTTTACTGAGCAGGCTTTCGTTGGTGAGCAGGGCAACAACAACACCATCCGTAATGGTCAGATTGGTGATGTGTACGGTGTTAAAGTGTTTGTTTCTAGCAACGCTGACACTGCTTATAGCTCGTCTGGTACGGCTCCTCGTGCTTGCTTGATGTTCCACAAGGACTCCATGGTTCTTGCAGAGCAAATGGCTGTTCGTTCGCAAGCTCAGTACAAGCAAGAGTACCTTGCTACGTTGTACACTGCTGACACCCTCTACGGTGTTGCAGAGCTTCGTAACGATGCTGCTGTTGCCTTGATCATTCCAGGCTAAAAGCTACAATAAAGGGGACTACTTCGGTGGTCCTCTTTTCATAAGGTCACATCATGGTTACTTTTCGTTGTAAGTGGTCTAATAACTTAATGAATGTTGAGTATGAATACGACATTGAACAAATGCGTATCCATCCTGATTACGAAGAAGTAAAAGAAGAAGAGAAAAAAGTAGAATCTAAGAAGGTCGCTAAAAACGCTAAAGAGGACTAGACATGGCGGTTAAGATCAAAGGATCTTCTACAGCAGGGTCAGTACCTACCTCACTAGAGAATAGACAATTAGCCGTTAACACAACGGACAAGAAACTCTATGTTGGTGATGGATCAACGGTACAAAAGGTTGTTGGTTCTCTAGGGAATCAAGAAGCTAATGCTGTAGCGATTACTGGCGGCTCTATTGCTGGTATTACCGATCTTGCTGTAGCAGACGGTGGTACTGGTGCTTCTGATGCAGCAACAGCAAGAACTAATTTAGGTGTTCCATCTACTACTGGCACAGGCGCTAGCGGTACATGGAACATTGCTATTACAGGTAATGCTGCTACTGCGACATCAGCAACAACAGCAACTAACGTAAGCGGTACAGTAGCTATCGCTAATGGTGGTACTGGTCAAACAACAAAGACTGAAGCATTTGATGCTTTATCTCCGACAACAACTAAAGGCGATATCATTGTTCACAATGGTAGTGACAATGTTCGCTTACCAAAAGGTACGGATGGTTACGTACTAGCTGCTGACTCTACTGAAACATCAGGTCTTAAATGGCAAGCTGTAGGGGGTACTGTATCCTCTGTAGCGATGACTGTCCCTGGTTTCTTAAGTGTTAGTGGTACTCCTATTACTTCCTCTGGTACATTAGCTGTTAGCTATTCAGGCTCTGCATTGCCTGTCGCTAACGGTGGTACTGGATTAACTGCTTTAGGCACAGCAGGTCAAGTTGTTCGTGTTAACACAGGCGGTACAGGTCTTGAATATGCTACCATTACAGGTACAGGGACAGTTACATCGATAACTGCTGGTACAGGTCTTAGCGGTGGTACGATAACAACATCAGGTACTGTAGCATTAGCTAACACAGCAGTCACAGCTGGTTCTTATGGTTCAGGTTCTCAAGTAGCAACCTTTACTGTAGATGCACAAGGTAGGTTGACATCAGCATCAAATACAAGCATTACTGCTTCAGGTATTGGCGCTGTTCCATCAACAAGGACCATCTCAGTTGGAAGTGGTCTGACGGGAGGAGGTGATCTTAGTTCTGATCGTTCGATTAGCCTGACCAACACAGGTGTTACTGCTACCAGTTATGGTAGTACTTCGCAAGTAGCTACATTCACAGTTGACGCACAGGGAAGGATTACAGCAGCTTCAAACGCATCCATCACACCAGCAAGTATTGGTGCTGTACCGACAACACGTAGTCTTAGCGCTGGTACAGGTTTATCAGGTGGTGGTGATCTAAGTACAGATCGTTCAATCAGTCTTACAAATACTGCTGTTACTGCTGGTTCTTACACCAACGCTAACATCACAGTTGATGCTCAAGGTCGTATCACAGCAGCCACTAGCGGTACTGGTGGTGGTGTTAGTTCTGTTACAGCTTCAGCTCCTTTAGCATCCTCTGGCGGTGCAACACCAAACATTACATTAGATTCTGCTGTACCTATCAACAAAGGTGGTACTAACGCAACCACTGAAGCAAATGCTAGAGCAAACCTTAATGTACCTACAAGAACAGGCGGAGATGCTTCAGGTACATGGTCTATTGACATCACAGGTAACGCTGCTACAGCAACCTCTGCTACATCAGCAACGACAGCTACCACAGCAACTAACTTAGCTGGTGGTGCAGCAAATCGTATTCCTTATCAAAGTGGATCAGGAACAACAACATTCGTAGCAGCTCCTACAGTATCTAATACTTATCTTAAGTGGGATGGCTCTGTACTAAGTTGGGCTGCTGTATCAGGTGGTGGCGGTACAACAACCAATGCAGCAACATTCTCAAGCAGTGGTGGTGATACACCAACAGTAACCTTTGATGGTTCTGTAGCACGTACAATCAGTTATAATACAGTAGGTGCTCCCTCCATTACAGGTACTAATGCTACTGGTACTTGGGGTATCGATATCACTGGTTCTTCAGGAACCACAGCAGCAATCACTGGTGGTGGTGCTAATCGTATTGTGTATCAGAGTGGTTCTGGTACAACAACATTTGCTACAGCACCTACAACATCGAATACTTACCTTAAATGGAATGGTACTGCCTTTGCTTGGGATACACCAGCAGGTGGTTCTTCAACGACAGGCACAGCAGCACAATTACTAGCTAATGATGGCTCTGGTGGCTTTGCTAACGTTACTGTTGGCTCTGGCTTAAGCTATTCTGCTGGTACATTGACAGCTACTGGAGGCGGTGCTGGTGGCCCTATTCTAGAGTCTCAAATACTTATTTCTTCAAACGTAACACTAACAAGTAATACTAACGGACTATCTGTCAGCCCTGTAACAGTAGCGGCTGGTTTTGCAGTTACAGTCCCAGACGGACAATCTTGGATGGTATTAGGGTGATACAATATGTCTAAACTTAAAATTCAGGGTAACGCTTCTGGGACAGGGACAACAACCGTCCAATCTGCCAATACCAGCAGCAACACAACCTTTACGCTTCCTGGCACAGACGGTAGTGC